ATTCATAATGATTATCAGTCAGAAAATAATATATATTCTGGTTATCATTTCGATATTGCTTGCGGAATCATTGAGCAAAAATTACCAAAATTTGATTTAGCATACTTAGATGGTGGTCATGTTTTTCATCTTGATGCACCAACAACTTGTATGTTAAAAGAATTGTGTAAAGTTGATGGCACAATTGTATTTGATGATTATAATTGGTCTTTATTGCATTCTGACACGATGAATCCAACTAAACGAAAAAAGACACTTCAAGAATACGACGAAAAACAGATAAAATCTCATCATATAAAAATGATTTGTACAATATTTATGGATACAGATAAAAGATTTCATAAGCAATATTTTGATGGAAGATGCATATCATATAAAAAGGTGTCAGATGGCTAGTTTAGCATTATTAGTTAGTTTAATGCTATTATTTGTAATACTTTTAGGACCAGCAACTTGGTTACTAAGTAAATCGGCTTACATTCCAAGAGAAATTATATGGTTCATGGGTTTGTTTAGCATAGGAATAGGACTATATTGGTTTTTCTTACCAGTAAATTTTCTAAGATTTTTTGGACTCCTTACGGCATTTTTAGGATGGAAGGCGATAGAATCTAAAGAAAGGTGACTTGACAAGCCGATAACGTATGGTATGATGGCAATATCACAGGAACGATTCACAGGATATTTGGAGAAAAACAATGAAGTTGGCAGACCGTGTTATTGAGACTCATAGTGCTGGTGTTCAGAGTGCATCGGGTTTTACGATTGCCCAAACCAGCAAAATGTTTAAGATTCTGTCGGACTCTCTTTATTCCGACAAGGTAATGGCAGTTATTCGTGAACTGTCTACTAATGCTTATGATAGTCATGTTAGTGCTGGCAATAAGAATCCTTTTAAGGTGACGTTGCCTACTGCGGCTAATCCTAATTTTATTGTGCGTGATTATGGTACTGGTCTTAGTCAGGCAGACATGGAGAATCTGTACACAACTTATGGTGCGTCCAATAAGAATGATAGTAATGATTTTGTTGGTTGTCTTGGTCTAGGGTCTAAGAGTCCTTTTGCTTATACCAAGAGTTTCACGACCAGTTCTTATTATAATGGTCAAAAGTATACCTATATCGCCGCTATTGACGATAATGGTGTTCCAACCCTTAATCTGTTTAATGTGAGCGACACTGACGAACCTAATGGTCTTGAAATTAGTTTCGCCGTTAAGCAGTATGACTTTACTGAATTTAGTCAGAAGGCCATTCGCATCTTTCATTACTTTAAGATGAAGCCAATTATTGAGGGTGGAGTTATTACCTCTCTCAAGGATCATGCCTATAGTAATAAGAATATTGTGATTAGTGGTGAAGGTTGGCGAGTTTGCCGACTTGCTAATGATAATAGCCATTATCCCAGCACATATCATCATATTGATAGTGGTATTGTTGCTCTTATGGGTAATATTGCATATCCTGTTGTTGCATCTCAACTTGTTGGCGAACAAAAAGCCGATCAACCTGAGCATATTGCCAAGTGGAATAGAGCATTTGGCAAGGCAGACATTGATAGTTGGAAAAGTTTTGTGACAGAGATTCTTAATCAGAATCTTTATCTTGAACTGGATTTTGGTATCGGGGAACTTGAAATGGACGTTTCCCGTGAAGGATTGCAGTATACCAAGGCAGTTATTAAAGCCCTTCGTGATAAGACTCAGGGTATTTATCTTGAGATGAAGGAAGAATTTAGTAAGAAAATTGCCGCTGCTAAAACCAGAATCGAAGCGATCAGTACATATTACCAGTTGAATGATCTTGCTGGTGGATGGGGCGTTGGTGCTTCATGGACTGATAGTAATGGCAAGGTTCATAATATCAATAGTGGCGAAGATATCGAATATAAGATTCCTGCCGGAAAGGCTCTGTATGTTTTCAACTACAGAAGTGCTGGCTATCGTTCTCGCCGCATGGTTTATATGACCAATCATCTTCACCACAATACTCTTACTGGTAAGGGTGAATACTATTATAGTAGTAGTCGTAAAACTGGGCCACTTGCTTTTTTTGTTTGTGACGTTAAGAGCGAAGAAACTGCTAAGAAGATTGTGACTCGTTATTGTAACGAGAAAGATTGTTTCGCATACTTGATGATCGACAGTAAGGATATTTCAAAGTCTAATGAAGGTTTTGACAAACTTATTGAAGATGTTGGTAGTCACAACATTCTCAAGGTCAGCGACTATAAGGACTTGATTAAGAGTAACTCTCCACGAAAGGCTGGAGTCAGAAACTCTAAGGGTAGCGTCAGCGATCAAGATGTATTCTTTATTAATGGAGCATCTAAAAATGCTGGTAGTCTTAGTGTAGAATACAACGACGCTCTTAATCTAAAAACTCTTACGAGCGATGAATTAGATGAACTTATCGACCAAGATAGTATTATCTATGTTCCTATTTTGCGTTATCAAAGCACACCAGAATTTCCTAAGATTAGTAATATTGTGGGATTGTTTAGTAACGAAAATATCAAGAGTCTATTTGGTAATGTCAAGGTTTATGCCATCAAGAGTAATTTTGTATCAAAACTGCAAAATGAAGGATATAACCTCACTGACTTTAATACTTGGCTAAAGAATATTCTTTCAACTTATGTTAAGGACTACTTTAATAATGCCAATGAGTATAACTCTATTGTTGAATTCTACAAAAAAGAATTCATCACTAAAGACGATGATAACGGTAATAATTATTATTGGAATCATGGAACATTGGTTAGTCAATTCTCTTGTCATATGTTGAGTATTTTTGGTCTTGACTATAAGAAATATATCAAGAATACTGAACTATCCAATGTTATTGATAGTTTTCTTGTAATGGAATTCTTTGCTGATACTATGCACAGAGCAACTTTTGATTTGAAACGATTCTCTCAGACTGAATATTTTGATCATATTAACTCTTTGCTCAAGGATCGAGGTATTGATAATCTTGACAGTAAGGAACTCAAAAAGAAAAATGTACAGTACAATACTCTAGTAAATAAGATTGAACATGAGATGTTTGCTCATCATGATGATGCTGAATCGTATGTTAAATTGTTTAAGTCTGAGACTAAAGCAATCAAGCATAAGTTGACCAAAGCGGCTGACTTGAAGAAAATTCTTAAAGTCGAGGTTGACAAGAACCCGATGTTGAAGTATATTATGGGAAGCAACCAGCACAACGGCAATCTTAGAGATTTGGACATTAAGAATAATCCTATCTCTCAATTTGCTGACTCTTACTACGGTAAGAGAAATAGTGCTTGGATTGAGAGTATGGATAGTGATAAGGTTGAGTTGTTCAAAATTCAGTTGAGTAGTCTTATTAAGTAAATTTCACAGGTAACAAGGAGTTTTAATTATGGCCGTTCCGTTTATGTTCGTTGATGGCAACCTTACGGTTGTTCTTAATAATAAGAGTTATCAGGTTTTACCTGATCATATTAACTATAAGATGATTCTTGAGGCACTTCCTACTGCAACTGCTGATGAGTTGCTAACAATTGTTGACGTAGAAAAGGCAGTCGCCGCTTTTAGCGACGGTCTTGTTGAGATCAAGAATGGACAGGTCACTTATGAAGGTGAGGTTGTTCATGGCAGTATCAGCAAGCGTATTCTGGAGTTTATGAGCAAGGGTCTACCTTTCCAGCCCCTTGTTACATTCCTGAATAATCTTATGACAAATCCTAGTATGCAGAGTCAAAAGGAACTTTATGATTTCCTTGAACATGAGCATCTGCCTATTACTGAGGACGGTCATTTCCTTGCCTACAAGGCAGTCAGAAATGATTACATGGATAAGTATCGCGGAGTTTTCGACAATCATGTTGGAAATGTTTGCGAAATGACGCGATCAAAGGTTGATGATGATCGTGGTCGAGGTTGTTCTAATGGACTTCATGCTGGTGCATTGAATTATGTGGCCGGTTATGGCAGTCTTGAGGCTGGCGATAAGATCGTTATCGTCAAGATTAATCCTCGTGATGTTGTGAGTGTTCCTAGTGATTGTAATTTTGAGAAACTTCGCACTTGCCGATATGAAGTTGTCGGAGAGTATCAAGGCGAACTTCTCAAGCCACTTTATTCGGCTAGTCTAGATAATGGTGTTGATTATGACTATGACGATGAAGAAGAATATGATAATGATTATGATTGGGGATGGAATGATGAGGACGATGAAGATGACGAGGCTTATGCCGAAGATTATGATGATGAGGAAGATTACGACGATTACAACTGATTCTTAAAAAAGAAAGTGGAGTCTGGCGACTAAGATCATAGCCTCTGGTTGGGGAACCCGACAAACGCTATGTGAGAGAGGTTCGATTCCTCTCCCGCTATTTTGCCGATAATGATAGTAATGGGTTTGCTATCCCGGCATGGTTAATTAATCACAGGAATAAAGATTATGTTTAATGGAAATCTTGGTTTTAATCCTTACGACAAGAACACAAATAATGCTTTTGATACCGATCATTGTAAAATGAGAGGACAGTTTATCAGCTCATTTGGTCCCCAACAAATTTATTGCTACAATGGTAATCCTCGTAAAAAGATTAGTAGCATGGCCCATACTGATAACCTAACAACAGCAGTTCATGCTAATTTGAACAATGATTCAGACGTTTACTTTTATGTAAATGGTGGACGAAAGCAGTATGCCATTAATGAGGTACGAGCCTGCTTTGTTGATATTGATGCTGGTCGAGATGCTAATGGTAATTATCTTTCTTCTAAGGAAGTAATGGCTAAAAAGACAGAGTTTCTTCAGAAGATCAACGGTTTTCCTGTTAAGCCTAGTTGGGTAGTTGATACTCGCAATGGATATCAAGTCTATTGGGTTCTTGATGGAGTAAGTAGACAGTCTCTTAATAAGACCCGCTGGAATGGTATTCAGAAGAAACTAGTAAATTACTTTGGTGGAGATGCAAGAGCCATCAAGATTAATCAGATTTATCGTGTTCCTTATACTTGGTGGCGTAAGTGCTGGGAGAAAAAGGCTCCTTATTACTCTACTATTCTAAAAGGTTCGTCTGGTCAAACAGTCAATGTTAAGGATTTGATTGAGGCATTAACTGGTCAACCAGCAACAGTCACTATTGTTCCTAACGCAACAAGTGATGCTTGGTTTGAACAGTGGCGTAAAACCTACAAGAAGTCCGATATCACAGGAATTCCTGTAGCAATTGATGCTGCTCAAAAGATTTTGAACGAACTAAATAATCAGAAGCCAGTTTATTCCAACAGTAGTGCTGATTATTGCGGTCAGAAGAATACTAAGGATAGTGTATGGGGAGCCTTTAACCAAGAATTCGATGTCACTAAAAAGTATGGTGAGTATAAGTGCAACAAGTCTTTTGGTAATACTTATGAAAAGAGTTATGGCGATCCGTCGCCAGTTCTTCCTTCTCATGCTGGTGACAGCGGTTTAGATTTGAGTGAGTCTCAGGCCAAACTCTTAAAAACGGTGGTCGAGTATCTCAACCAAGCGTCTACAGCGTTGTATTTCAGCAATAACCGATTCCTTTCTGGTGCTGCCCGTGATCTGGCAAACCAGATTAGTGATCAATTCTGTATCGGATAATCATGCACGAACCTTATGATGACGATATTCCTGACGATCCATATAAGTTTTTCTTTCAGTTTGATACTGAATGGATAGCAAAATATATTAATGAGATAGTCAAGAAACTATCAGAGTCCGGGTTCAATTACGAAATTAAGAATATAGAAGGATTTCCATACAAATCGTTACCTGTGAATAGTTGGCTCTCCAATACAGCGGCGGATTCGTCCTCCCTGTATTTGGGGAACAACTATTGGAACGAAGGAGTATGGAAAAAGCAACACTTTATACAAGACAAATTACAAAGCGAATATATCAAACACTTACAATCTAATGCTAACCATTTTTTATATCAGCCAAAATACTATAAAGGAATGTTTGAAATACTTAACTAGGATATATTATGGATTCTACAAATGATGAATGGTTCGTAGTAAAAAATTTAGACGATTTTATTAATGCTACAAGAGCATTGGTTTTTAATAATTTTGGAAAACATAGCAACGATGAACCAGATTTATTATCTTTCAGTGTGCATCCAGACGATATCAAAGAGATTGATACCATTTTATCGTTTGAAGAATCAAAACTTATAATTAATAGTATTATTAAGAAACAACAAAACATAAAAACAAAAAAATATAGATACATGATTAATGATAGTTTATATATGGATGTTGTATCATCTCTAAATGATAGAATGGTAAGCAATATACTAAATAGTTTAGTTAACAAAGGATTGGTAGAGAGTGCATACGATAACGAATCTAACGATTTTGTTTTTTGGATAAAAAATCATGATCAGCAAAAACCAGAAACCGACTGATATAGAAGCACATATCAAATATACTTGTCCTAATAAAAAATGTAAATTTGATCATTGGATATCTTTAAAAGAAGCACAAACAAAAAATTTTAAAATAGTTTGCGATTGCTCTACTGTATTTTCACCAAAGCCTATACAAAAAATTCTGATTAAATATAAAAAGTTTAAGAAGAAAATACCTAAAGTAGAATCTGTAGAAAAAACGCAACACATAATTTCGATTGATTTGCTAACTAAATCTAGCAGAATAATGGAAACTTTTGGGTTCA